CTGTCGGTGTAGCGCTTGTCGAGGCGCAGACTCTCGCCGGAGATCGGCAGGACGTTGGCCTCGCCGGTCGGCGCGACCTTGTAGGTCGTCTCCTTGGCGATGGCGACTCGGGTGCCTTCGGCGACTGCGGGCGCGTTGATGAGAGCCATGTCTGGTCAGTGAGCGTGGGTCAAGCGGTACGGGATCTGGATCGTGGTGACCCACGAGGGGCCTGCTAGGCTCTGATCGGTCAAGGTCGCGGCGCCAAGCTCGATGCGGCCAGCCTTGGCCATCGAGAGGGCATTCGAGATCTTGTCGGCGATCGAGAGAGCTAGTCCGGTTCCGATGCCAGCGGGCGTCACGATGTCGGCAAGGAAGGCGCCGATCTTCGTTGCGTCGCTGGACTCGGATGCTTGGTTAGGGATCTGCGCGCCAGTCAGGACTCTCGCGTAGACGCTGGCCTCGGTCACGGGCGGCGACTCCTGCGGAGCGTTCCCATAGACCACCGTGAGGCCTGTACTCGCGGCGACGACTGCGGAGAGCGCCTGCCTGATCGCAGCAGATCCAAGAGCCCATGTACCCTCCTCGGGCGCTTCGATCTCCGAAGGTTTGCTTTTGGTTTCATCTGCCGTCCAGGCGAGACGAAACGCTCGCGCTGCCCACCCTTCGCCGGCATCGGCATCGACCAACTCGGGCTGGCGGATGCGCACCGGCCCCGCCGTGGTCTCGGTCAGCGCCGAGGCCAGCTGATCGGCGGCAGCGAACAGGCCGCCCTCGCCGGCGCCCGCCGGCCAGACCAGGACGGCCTCGAGGATGCCCCGGTGGCGCAGCCTCAGCCCTGCACCGAAGGCTAGGGAGTCAACGCCTAGCCACTGGATGTCGACGGCAGCCCACGGGCCAGCCTCCAGGCCCTCTGCCGTGGCCCCTGGCGCATTCGGCCAAAGGACTTCGGCTCCCGGGGGCATTGCGGCATCCAGCGGCCTCTGAATGGCCTGGCGAAGCCTGGAGGCGATCTCCGAGTAGCTCACACCACCCTCCCGCCGTAGCTGGCGCGCAGCTCCTCGGCGGCCACCAACGTCATGCCGCGGAGCGCCTGGATCGAGCCCTGCTGCCGCGAGAAGGTCACGGCCTTGCCCCCGCGGCGGACGGTCACGGTCGCAGTCTTGCGGCCCTCGTCGATGATCGGGGCATATGCCACGTTGTTGGCGAGGTGCACCACGTCGCCCAGGCTCACGGACTCGGCCTTGCCCTGGTTCGCCGCGATCGTGGCCGAGCCAGACTCGTCCTTGGTCGCCGGCACGCCTTGGGGCGTCGCATTGAGACCGAGCTGCCAGCCGCCGCGAAGCCGCCCTCCAGGGATGCGCCGGCGCTTGCTCCCGGGCTTCGGCGGCAGCCGCACGGGCGACAGAAGCACGACGCGAGTCAGCGCGTCCAGCGCGAGCCGGCGCACCAGGATCAGGTAGCGCAGCTCCAGGTTGTTGCCCTCGTCCGACAGCTGGAGGCTCAGGTCGCGGAAGCTCACGTGGACAGCCCCAGGACGAAAGCCGCGATCAGGTCGCCCGAGTAGATCTTGCCCACGGAAACGATGCGCCGCTCCCGACCGTCGAAGCGGACGATCTGCTCGACCTTGGGCTCGAACGTAAGCCCGAGCGCAGGCACGAGCGTGCCAAGCGTCTCCATGAGCTTGTCCGGCTCGCCGTCGCGGCTGATCTGGTACTGGCTGGGCGGCGAGCACTTGACGGACACCCACTGGACGGACAGCGGCGTGGTGACGCCAGACGCGACGTCGTACGCCTCGGTCGTCACCCTGAACTCGATGGCCTTGCCAAGCTCCTGGACGATATCCAGGACCTCGGGCCGGATCTGGTCGTCTAGCTCAGTCACGAGCGCATCACGCTCCCGCTGCCACCCCCCGAGAGGAGGGGCGAAAGCATGGACGAGACCAGGGCGATGATGCCGCCAGCCGCGCCGATCTTAGGGAATCCGCCAGAGCTGAGCGCCGCGGGCTCTGCGTACTTGGTGCGCCGCTTGATCGGGCCGACCTCGACCTCCTGCTCAACGATCGCTTGGTTGTCGGTCGTGGCGCTGCCACCGAGCGGCACGAGCGGAGCAGCAGCAGCAGCAGCAGCAACCGTCGCCGTTGCGCGTCGCAGCTCAAGCGGGACCGTACCTTCGATGCTGTTGCCGCGTTCGTCGTAGGCGTACTGGCGCGGCCAGTTGAGCGATTGCCCGCTGGTGGCGATGTAGCCCTTCCAGCGAGTCACGAACACGGCATCCAGGTACTGCGTAGCCTGGCGCAGCTTGTTCTCCTTGGCCGACGTAGCGAGCGCCTGCCACGCGGCAGGGTCAGCGACCCACTTGCCGATGTAGTTGTCCGCATCGGCCACGCTGATGTAGCTCTCTGCACCAGCGACCGCGGAGCCGTCTTCGACGATCAGAGCCATCAGAGCACCTTGACGTAGGGGGCCTGCTCCATCGACTGGTCGAGCCAAGCCCAACGGTCTTCGTCAGTGGGCGCGGTCTCGCCAGACCCGGTCAGCACAAATGCCGACTTTGCGTCGTGGACGTACTCGGCAGGGAACTCCGCTTGGAGCGCTTGCAGCGCGGTCTGGATCGACACCACGGCCTCGGGCGGGTGATCCTCGGTTAGGACGTTCCACATGCCGCTGTAGGTGTAGGGTCCTTGGAACGCCACGCTGCCGGTGTTCTCGATCCAGACAGGCATCGAGGCGTTGTCGCGGCGCGCCTGGGCCATCTGCGGGCTGTTCGCCTCGATCATCCAAAGCGCCGACGATTGGCGCATGTTGATCAGGCCAGAGAAGAGGTTGGCCGGGTTCGATGCGTTGACCGCGCCGCCAATCGTCTGCGCCGCCACACCGAAGCCGTTGCTCCAGTGGCGCAAGAAGCGAGTGTGCAGCCAAGCCGGCGGGCTCGAGATCGAAGCGCGGCCCATGAACGCGGCGACGCGCGTCGGGGCCCTGAAACGCTCGATCGTCGCGGTCGAATCGCCGCGCTGAGGGCCGAACACTGCGAAGCTGCTAGCAAGGAATCCCGCGCTCTTTGCCCACAGCGCCGCGCGCCGCGGGCTCCGCGACAGGTCGCCAACCTGGAACGTGGCGAAGTGTTGCAGGCAGTTCACCACGTCGCGTTCTGCGCAGCGGCGCGCCATCTTCGCCGGATTGCTGCTATCCAGCGTCAGCACCTCGCCAGGGCCGAGGTTCCACTGCTGATAGTCGAACGCCCCCTGGCCCAAGATCGTCGGCGAGTGCGGCGTATAGCCGACCATCACCACGGCATCCCCGGCCTTGTAGCAGAGCCCCAGCTCGCCACCAAGGTCAGGGTCCCAGCCATCGGGCAGCGTGCCAGAGCCAGGCAGGAAGCCGCCGCCTTGGAGCACGTACACGCGCCGACGGCCGCCGGTGTCCGGCTTGATCGTCGGGTCGTAGTAGACGCGCGCTTGCTGGTTGGCAGTCAAGACGCCCGACGGGTCGTAGGCTACGACGTGATTGGGTCGAAGAAGTGCCATGCTCAGGCGGCAGTGATGTCGAGGACGCCGGCGTTGGTGACCCGCAGCGCGTAGCGCGTGCCGTTTGGGCTGCGGAGAATCAGCGGGCCATTGCTGGTGTGGTTCTCGACCGAGCCCGTGGACAGCGCGAACGTGAACAGGACGGCGCCGTTGCGCTCGAGCGTGATCGCGGTCGGCGTAGTGCGAAGGCGCACGTCTCCGAAAACTCCAGACAGACCGTCCACTTGGATGCAGTGCTCGGGAGCGCCGCCAGTGCCAACGGCAACGGCCGACTCGCTGACCTTGGCGCCGGTGCCCAGGTTGACGCTGACGAGGTGCGCGCCGTCGAACGCGAGCGCTTGATTGAAGAGGGCGCCGACTCCAGTGCCACCCCAGAGCTGGTTCACCACCGTGCCCAGGGAGTCAGAGATCGCGGCGCCCGAGAAGCCTGCCCCGCGGAGGTTGTTGCCGAACTCGAATTCGCAGCGGCGGCCGTTGACTGTGACGTAGCGCGCGCGCGGCAGCGTCGGGAGCCCTTGGCGCGCGTTCGTCGTGGTGCTGGTGACGTTTTGGCGCGCCCGGTCGATGGC